GTCATCATTAATCAATGGTGCAAAGTCAGATACAGTTTCACCCTTATGGCGTAGAAAGGGTTTCATACCATCATACTGTGAACTTGATTTAGTACTACCATACAGAGATGTAGTCTCAAACATACAAAATGGGCCACCATACTTCTTATCCAGTGTATCCTTTGTTAGATGTGAGCAACATATACCAGCCAGTAGTTTACCACCAAGATAGTTAAATCCAAATGGTTGTGTTGGCACGATAATAAAGCCCATGATGGTAGAATCATTAAATCGTTTCATTGTCGGTGGATCAAGTGTATTCAGTGGTTTACCTAGAAACATATTACGTGGTTTTGAGTTGATGGTAGGCGAACCAAGGCGAATAAACCCAGCAATCTTACCACTATTCTTCTCATAGACTACCCACTTGATAGACTTGCCTGGCACCGAAACTTCTACCGCATGAGAGGTGACGATCTCCAAATAGTTTACAAATATCTCTGTAGGCACTTCACGACACTCAAACTCCATGTCATTTGGATGCATTGTAAAGTCATCGAACATATCATCTTGAGGGCCCATGCCAGGAAATGATGTGGGATAGTTTGACATTCTTTCCAGTTTTACTTTACGTAGATAGTCATCAATCCTACCAAAACTAGCAAAGTAGTCTACAAATACATTCGCTGCATGAAGTGCATCTTCTCTATTTAATATCATTTAAAAGAAATCCTCTAGTGTGCCTTGTGTGCCATAACTGCTGTCAATCAACCAATTAATCTTTTCTGTAATAAAGTTTAGTGGTTGAACAAAACTCTTATTGAATTGTTCATCATAGTCTACTACATTCAGTATGTCAAGTTCCTTTGGAAATTCTGCTGGAAAAGAAAATGCACTTGCAGTATAGATGTTTGGTTGTTTAAGATTGATAAATTTTAGCTTGTCTCCTTCTAGCACGTAAGGATACTTGTTTTCCAATTTATGTTTCTTAATCAGGTGATTATAGAGTATGGCTCCCTTGACATGGATAGGAGCACCCTTTGCGAATAGAGATGACTCACCAGTGAACTTCTTTATACCATTACAACTTCTAGGAAATGCAATCTCTTCTGGTGACAACTTCATAAACTCCTCACGAAACTTCTGTATAAAGGTATTTAGCATTTTCTCATCACCCGTCATAATGATGTTCATTGCACCTTTAATCTTGTCTCTACATGGAGCTGGTGTGGAACTTTTGACTGATTCGATACCCATCATCTTGAGTTTAGGTTCTTTATACCTTACACCTTCAATGTCCCAGCAGTTGAGGATGTATCGTTTCTTAGCAGTCCATATACCCTTGTCTGCAATCACTTCTCGTTTCATGACCATCTTCTGGTCATATGCATTTACAACTTTAGCAAGAGCCTGATAAGATTTGTCAATGAAAGGTTCAATTTTATCAGTGGCAATTTTATCCAGAAAATTGACGATGGTTTCCGTAGATGGATTTCTGTCGCCAAAAGATTTAGATACAAGCGTATCAAAAGTGATGTATACAGAGTCCGTATCTGATGCAATAACGTAATCTTCTTTTTTAGTTCCAATAATCTTGTTGAGGTATTCGTTAAGAGCCCTCTCAATCCATCGTATGGATAACTGACCACTTGTTGTAATCGCTTCAGCGTTTCTAAGATCAAAATACCTAAACCAAGAATTGCCAATAGCACCATACGCACTATTAAGGGATATCTTTTTGGCCATCTGGATATTATTATACCTTGAGATATCCTTGAGATACTTTTTATCCTTAGTGTCCTCATAGTCCTGTTCAGCTTGTAACATAAGCTTTTTATATTTGACACGATCATTGTAGATAGTCTCCATTAACTCTGGAAGAAAACCACGTTTATCTTTTCTAAAAAATGCACCATTAGGCGTCATACAATATTTTGTAGTATTCTTTATCTTACCATCAAGAATCTTATCAACCATATCATCAGGCACTTTCTCATTGGATGGTATAAGTGTCTCTGGTGAAATGTTGTACTGCATAATAAGGTGTGGATATAGACTATTTAAGTCAAAAGACATGACCCATTTGTGCATACCCACTTGAGGGTCTTTTACATATGCACCTTCAAACTTATCAAACTTCTCTGCTGGTTTCTTTTGCGGTATAACTATGTTCTTTTCCTTGAGATAGTTATAGATAAGAACATCCCAATACCTCACAGCACCAAGAACGTCAGTGTAGTTAACCTTTGCATCATACGCCATCGTAAGACATAGTTCAATCAACTTCATCTTATCCTCTAGCTTATCAACAATCTCAACGTCTTGTATGTTGTATTCAATGAACGATTGAAAATCTTTCTGATACCACTCACTAAACGTGTTATAAGGATTACCGTCTTTACTCTCGCCAAGTTCAACCTTTGCAATGTGATCTAGACGATAGGATTCTTGTGCGCTGTATGTAAACTTTCGATATAGGTCAAAGTAATCAAGAGCTGCAACACCTTGTATATTATAAGTTTGATGATTACGGCCCATCTTGTAAACTTCTCTTTTTTGGACACTACCCCAAGGAGAAAGACGTTTTAGTTCATCCTCACCAAACAATTTGATAAGCCGATTACATATGTAGGGAATATCAAAGAACTCTGTATTCCAACCAGTGATAATGTCTGGCTGATGTTTCTCCCAAAATATAAGAAACTCTTTGAAGAGATGGACTTCACTTTCGCACTCAACATAGGTAACGTCATCACGATCTGTTTCAAACTTACCAACACCCCACACTACGATTCTTTTACTCTGATGATTTTTAATGGTAATAGACAGCATCTCTTCATCAGCTGCCTTAGGGTCTGGAAATCCGTTAGAGCATTTTACTTCAATATCTACAGTAACAATAAGTATGTTATCCAAGTCCCAATTGACATCACCACGATAAGTATCGGAGATGTAATTGTATGCAAATGATGTGTTACCATACACAAGCTCTGGTTGGCTCTTGTGACTGTCCACCCATTCTTTTGCGTCTTTGATATTATCAAATTCTATAGGTAGTACAGGGACATTATCTAGCGTTCTATACCCTGTCTCTTGTTGTACAGGAGAGTATAGAGTAGGACGGTATCTTATTTTAAAATTCTGGCGTTGTCCATCAATGACAGCACGACAAAATAATTGGTTCCCCCACTGGAGAACATTTGTATAAAAATTCATAGATTAAATATACCATCTTTAGGGTTAAATGTCAAGTGTCTTCAGCTCTTGTATATAACACTTCTATAATTTCAGTTATGATTTTATCCTGTTCTTCTAACGTATTATTTGGCATAACTGTTATGTGTTCTCGTAGGAAGAAATTATTTTGAAGATTTGCCATCTGTGAGTGGCGTCCAGAAATCCAAGTTTTGTTTTGTAGATTGCCTCTTGCATCTTGCCTAGCCTGTTCTTCTTCTGGTGTTATGGTCAGCATGAAAACTTTGGTATCATAGTTTTCGGTTAACCACTCAACCTTACTAGTCAATCTGTCGCCCTCAAATACAAGGAAATTATAATTCTTACTTTGTTCTTCAATGAAACTCTCAAACGATCCCTTGGACAGAACAGAGTAACTCCACGAATCGCTGCCTGAAAATTCAGAATCCCCATATCCCTGTCCCAAGCAAAGTACACGATTACCAGTGTATAGGTAATCGTTGTACTCAGTGCATTTGAACAGCGGTTTAGGTTCAATCAACTTTGGTGGTTTTTTGACATACTGGTCACCAAAAATTTTCTTTATAATTGAGCTTTTTCCAACAGCTGGGGGGCCGATAATAGATATCAGAATCATGCGGTTTTTTTAGTTTCTAACTTTACCACAACATCGTTAGGATAATTTTCCTTACGCCAGTTTGCAGCATAAACTAAAGCATTTTGACTACTCATCTTTTCATTGTGATAAGCATCAGTGATCATCAAATTTTCATAGGTGATAAGCCCACCCTCTGAATCAGGAACGATGTGTGCTCCAACAACATCTTCCCATGCAATCGATTCACCAGTTACTTCATTGATCTTTCCAACATTACGCCACTTCTTACGCATCATATCTGTAGGAAATACACGTTCTGCACCTTTGAAAGTTACAAACTCATCAACATCCAACCAATCATCAACCCACGCAATTGCTTCATTATATGCACCAGCGTTACCAATCTTCTTGACATAGGAAGCATATGCAACACCGATAGTCTTTAATTTTGCATCTAAATCATTACCATCATCATCAACATACTTTTCTCCACCCACGGTATCTAACCAATCATACTGTAAGTCAGCAAGTGCCTCACCAAGGCCTTGATAATCCTCTACCTTAAAACGAGCAGACTTTGCAAAAAGGTTAAAATAAACGATACGGAAAATGTGAAAGTCTTTTACCGAAATCTTCTTCTTGGTTACACGCTTGAAGTAAGGAGCAATTGAGTTATAAAAGGTATATTCCTTCTTTACCTTTTCAATCAAAGACTTCACTTCCTTCTCTTTCATATCGTTTTCAATAAATTCAACAATATCATCATGCGTAACAGTCCCAAATCCGTTGGTGTTTAATACAGCAGATTCTAAAATCTGTTCCAAATACTGCATACCAGTGTTATCAAAAGCACGATCTGGTGCCTTTTCAAACCAAGGAAGAACTTCGTCAATTTCTTCACCGATTTCGTTAACCACCATAGTTAGGCGGCGAAGAGCAGCAATCTGTAATAACAAACCATAAGAGTTCATAGTTTCAGCAAAATTCAATGCATCTACCTTGTTAGTCTGACGAAACTGCTGACCAATTTCCTTATCAGTGAGATTAGTGAAAATTTTAAAAGTCAGTTCATAACCAAGAAAGTAGTCTAACTCTACTTCAGTCAGTTCAGAAAAATATTTAGAACCAATAGGAGAGGACTTATGAGTAGGAAATTTTCCAGCAATAAAATCCTTGATTGAACGCTTACGGTGTCCACCATCTAAACTTTCTACAACTTGAAAATCCTTCTTAGACTTCCAATATCCACCATTGGAGATACGAACTGCAATCTGAATTTCACACAAATCAAAACCAGTAAAGATTGCACCAATAATGCTCTGTGACTTTGATGCTTTCTTTCCAGTAGCAATTGGTGTTTTGGTTTTTTCATTACGTTGACCAATAGGACTAAGATCAACCCTTGAAGCAAGATATGTTGAATAGTCTCCAATTGTTATCTTTTCAGGGATCGTTTCACGTTTCTTAGGGGGAACCCAGTTTGTTAAAGGAGCAACATCCATTGCACCTGTTTTTACTGAAGCAGCCATATTTAAATATCCTTCTTTGTCAATCATCATCTTATATACGTATAATACACGGCCAAAGACCATTTGTCAAGGCATTTTTGGGCCCAAATTTTGTTTAGAATCAATGGCTTAAAAATTAATTTTAT